CAATACGATGCTTTTTGCAGAAGCACCCACACACAGCCTTGAATGAGCAAGGCTTTCCCGCCATAGTTGTAGCTTGGCAAAGTTTGACTTGGTTGCGATGCTCCGTTACAGCCACCGGAGCCTTCTCAAGTAGCACAATTTGCCTACTGTCCTTCTTAGCCTCATGCTTTTTGTAGGACATTTTCATTTTCCAAGTGGCATCCGCCAAACTGATGCATTTGTCATTTGCCTCAACGATGCGATACATTTTCATTGCATCTTTGAGACATTGGTTCCAGAGTTCGTCGCGTTTGATCTCCATCTTTATGGAATAAGTTGATTTTTACAATTAACAGATCTCACTTAGGTACTCAAACTTCATCACCTATTTCCGCTAAATATAAATCCACCCGACCCGTGAAATCTGGGAACTTTTCGGTAGTCTGTTTTGTCACCATATCTTGTACATTAGTGACATGTTCCACAAACTTCTTTACATCAATACCAGTGGCGTTATGTATTTGACTATCTGAGACGATATCCTTTAACGCATATAGATAGGCCACAGCGTAGTTTGCGTGAAGAATGGCTATAGCTGGGGACTTGTCCTGCTGGGCAGCAGTAGCGTAGCGGGCAGATTGCCTCACCAATTTCTTGATGGACTCTTTCATACCCCTAGACTTATTTTGCATCACCAATATGAGAATAAATATGGCGATTATGAAGAATGTATACATATCTTCTTAAGATACCTAAAGAAAAATTATCACTTTAATTTATGACAGTAGACAAAGATCTACTCATAGTAATGAATACAATAGATGAGACTAGAGATCACATGTCAGAAGGACAATATTTGAAAACATGTGATGCGTTAAAACGGGTACACAAGAAATTACAAAGACCATCTTTACCGGTACTGAATGAAATACAAATTCCAATGACAAAGAAGGTGATGTATTTATTTACGGTAACTATATCTGTCGTGAAAGTTATAGAAGCTATTAAAAAGAAGATTACCACATAGGTCATGTTCAATATATTCATGTTGATACCACCATATATGGTGTTTCAATACTGTTTTTACAAGTTTGGCGCCTAAGTTAGAGATTTGAGTTGTAATAATATCAAGAAAATGGAAGAGAGCGTTCAAAAGCTCAGTCACACCGCACATGTTCTCAAGAGACCTGATTCATATGTCGGTCCAGTAGACCCGAGTACTGAGGCTTATTGGATTCTCAACGGTAACAAATCAAAGTTTGAGAAGAAGAACCTCAAGTATTCCCCAGCTCTCTTGAAAATATTTGACGAGATCCTCGTGAACGCAATTGATCGGAATAGCCTTCACCCCAAGAATGTAACAGCCATCTCCGTCTCCATCGACAAAGAGACTGGCGCAGTTACCATTGAAAATAATGGACCCCTAGGGGGTATTGGTATCCAGTTCAACGACAAGGAGAATGTTTGGAATCCTGAACTCGTATTTGGACATCTCCTAACAAGTACCAACTATGATGACAATCAAAAGCGGATTGTGGGAGGCCGTAACGGATATGGAGCCAAGTTAACGAATATTTACTCATCGGAATTCGCTGTGGTCATCAAAGACCACGAAACAAAGCAAATGTATACCCAAAAGTGGTCCAGAAACATGTCCGCATGTGAACCACCAAAAATAAAAAAACATGCGGGAGCTACATCATCCGTAGCTGTGACTTTCACACCAGATTGGGCGCGTTTTAAGATGTCTAAAATGGACAACTCCATCTATAAGATCTTCCAAAAGAGGGTCTGGGATGCGAACATCTGTACGACTCCTAATTGTAAAGTCAAGTTCAATGGTGAAGCTCTTCCCAAACAGAGTTTTGAAGCTTATGCGAAAATGCACACTGGTGTAGACAATGTGCACTGCGCCACCACAGATCGCTGGTCAGTGTGCATTGGTCCATCTGAGGATGGAATGCAACAGGTATCGTTCGTTAACGGCATATGTACCACTAAGGGTGGTACGCACGTGGATCACGCAGCTTCGCTTGTAGCTACAGGGATCATCGAAGATATGGCCAAGAAAATCAAGCTCAGACCTCAACAGGTCAAAAATACCTTCGCAATCTTCGTGAAGGCAACCCTTGAGAATCCAACCTTCTCGAGTCAGGTCAAATCTGAGTGTACCCTAAAAGTTCAGGACTTTGGTTCTAAGTTTGAAATGCCCAAAACCTTTGTCAAGAATGCTCTTAAAACGGGTATTTCCGACGAACTCACGGCTCTCTCGAAGTTTAAGGAGATGAAAGAATTGGCCAAGACGGATGGTGGAGCTCGTAAGAGTAAGATTACTGGTATTCCCAAGCTCGATGATGCCAACAAGGCTGGGACGGCTCAATCTAAGAAATGTACTTTGATCGTTACGGAGGGTGACTCAGCGAAGACTCTAGCAGTCGCTGGACTCTCTGTGGTGGGAAGAGATCACTATGGAGTCTTTCCTCTTAGGGGAAAATGCAAGAATGTTCGTGATGCCTCTGTGGCGCAGTTGACTTCGAACCAGGAATTCAATGACTTGAAGAAGATTCTTGGTTTGCAACAAGGCAAAGAATACAAAGATGTTTCCGAACTTCGCTACGGTCGTCTCATGATTATGACTGATGCGGATAATGATGGGTCCCACATCAAGGGGCTCATCCTCAATATGATTGACTACTTTTGGCCGAGTCTCCTTAATTTGGGATTCGTAGTCTCTATGGTTACTCCAATCATTAAGGCTAGTCGTGGTAACCAAGTCAAGTCATTTTACACAGACTCTACCTTCAGATCCTGGTACGGAAACGGGCAACCCGGGTGGCGAATCAAGTACTACAAGGGTCTTGGTACATCAACCTCCGCTGAAGCTCGGGAGTACTTCAAAAAAATTGAAGATCTCACCGTCAAGTTTGACACAGATGTAATGTCTGATAAGTCTATTACTTTGGCTTTTGACAAGAAAAAGGCTGATGACCGAAAGTCTTGGCTTCTTGAAAATACCGCAAAGGAAGCAAAAGAGCTTGAGGTATCCTATGGAAAGATCAAACAGCTGGCTATTTCAGATTTTGTTCACAAAGATCTTGTGAACTTTAGTCTTGCTGATCTTAAAAGATCCATTGCACATGTCTGCGACGGTCTGAAACCATCCCAAAGGAAGGTTATGTATTCGTGTTTCCAGAAAAATTTAACTGCCGAGATGAAGGTGGCACAGTTGGCTGCTTTTGTGGCTGAGAAAAGTGCCTATCACCACGGTGAAGTATCCCTCGCTGAGACGATCGTGAAATTGGCGAATGACTATACCGGCTCCAACAATATCAATCTCCTTGAACCTTGTGGTCAGTTTGGGACCCGACTCATGGGAGGCAAAGATGCTAGCCAGACGAGGTACATTTTCACGAGACTGACACCCGAGGCGAGGAACATCTTTGATCCCCGGGATGATCCAATTCTTACCTACTTGGATGATGATGGTCGTTCCATCGAACCTGACTTCTACATGCCTACGATTCCTATGGCCCTCGTAAATGGTACAGAAGGTATTGGGACAGGTTTCAGCTGTTATGTACCTCCATTTAACCCAAAAGACATTCGTGAGAACATTCTCAGCTTCCTAGATGGTAAGCCTATCAAACGAATGAAGCCATGGTTTAAGGGTTTCAAGGGAACGGTATTCGAACAAGATGATTCGTGGGTGACCCAAGGTGTATGGAGTACTATTGGAAGGACGGTTAAGGTAACCGAACTCCCACCGGGACGCTGGACACAGGATTACAAAGAACATTTGGATTCTCTCGTTGAAAAGAAAATCATTAGTGGATTCACAAACAACAGCACGACTGAGAATGTGGACTTTCTCATCCAAGACTACAATGGCAAAGACATCATCAAGGATCTCAAACTGCAAAAGACTTTTCGAACTTCAAATATGCATTTGTTCCATCCAACTCGAGGTATCCACAAATATGAGACACCCGAGGAGATTCTAATGGACTTTATTACTCTTCGCCGTGAATACTATAATAAGAGGAAGGAGTACCTGATCAAAGTTCTAGAGGCAAAGTCTACGATGTGTGATTACAAGTCTCGCTTTGTATCTATGGTCATTAACGGTGAAATCATCGTATTCCGTCGCAAAAAGCAGGAACTCGAGAATCAGCTATCCACGCTGTTCCCACAAATCAATGGATCTTGGGACTACCTCCTAAATATTAAGACGATTCAATACACCGAGGAGAGTGTCAGAGAGCTTCTGACACAATCCAATCAGGCAAAGAAAGAACTGGAGATTATGAAGTCTACTTCTCCTATGACAATGTGGAAAGATGATATTAAAAATATGTAGACAATAGTTAAGTATGGGTGAAGCCGCAAAAATTTCACTTAAAGCTATTGGAAAGCAAGACACGTACTTACTTTGCAAAGATCCAGCGGAGTCGTTCTTCAACCCCAATACTACGAGACGACATTCCAACTTCCGAAAATATCACAGGAGTAAGAATGTATTCAATACGGGACAGATCCCCAATTGGCCTTTTGGGCAAACTATAAAGGTTCAACTAAATCCCCAAAATATGGGTGACTTGCTTAGCAATATGTGGTTGAGTATAAAAATGCCCCGTGTCACAAATGGGAACTATGCTGATCAGTTGGGTAGGCATATTCTCAAAAGTGTGGCGATGTTTGTAGATGATACGGAATTGGAAAAAATTGAAAGTGATTGGGGAATCATCTATGACGAGCTTTATTTAGAAATGTCTGAAAAAGTAGCAAATAGATTTCTTGTAAACAGAAGTATTGGTTTTGATGATTCTACTACAACGGATTCTGTATCTAGACTTGAAACCGACCTAATGATACCTATGCAGTTCTTCTTCGCTCGTAAATATGCGAGTGATGAATACACTACAAATAAACCAAATAGACCTTATTTCCCCACGTGTGCTATTCACAAACAAAAGATTGAGTTTGTTCTAGAGTTTCACAAACAATCATTCTTTACAGAT